GTACAACTGGCTTTGTTGCGTTTTCAGATGCAGACGCTCGTGCTCAAGGTCTCATCGAGTATCTGCATGCTTCCGATTCAATGCAGTTTAGAACTGCTGGTTCCGAACGCGCCCGCATCGACAGCTCCGGCAGGTTGTTGGTGGGCACGTCTACGAGCGTTGGCGCATCAGGGCTTTCTACGCCGCAAATTCAGTTTTCGCAGAATGGAGCAAGCTCGGAATCAATTACAAGTTTAACTACTTGGTGCGGAACTTCGACGGGATTTGCTTCCCAGCTTCATTTTAGGCGTTCTTATAGCGACACACTGGGCACGCATACAGTTGTTGTTGATGGTGCAAGGCTTGGCACTATTCGCTTTACAGGGTCTGATGGTACTGATTTCAAACAAGCAGCAACAATCTTTGCTGAGGTAGACGGCACCCCCGGCCTCAACGACATGCCGGGCAGGCTGGTCTTTTCTACCACCGCCGACGGAGCAAGCAGCCCGACAGAACAACTTCGCATCACCAATGATGGCGTGCTTGCCTACAACCAGCCATCGCCCACCAGCAAGAGTGCAGCAGCAACCCTCACCGTGGCTGAGCTGAAAACCGGCATTATTCAGTACACCGGTGGAGCAGCAACCCTCACCCTGCCGACAGGCACACTGACTGAGGGTGGCTTCAACAGCCCTTACATCAGCATGACCTTTGAGTGGTCAGTGATCAACACGGGCTCTGGCACCTGCACCATTGGCCAGGGCACAGCTCACACAATCACCGGCGGCGCAACCGTTGCAGCTGGTGCATCTGGCCGCTTCGCTACACGCAGGACGGCAAGCAACACTTACGTTTCCTACCGCCTCAGCTAACCTCCCGAAAGGACACCCTTAACCATGGCCAACACCACCACCTTCACCTGGAAGGTTGCCCAGCTCGAACGCCACACCGCTGACGGTTGCGTCTACGTCGTTCACTACACCGTGGACGCCTTCAGCGACCCTTACCGTGCCGGCGCCTACGGATCAGTGGGCCTTGAGCGCGGCGATGGCGAGCTGATCCCCTTCTCCGAGCTGACTGAGCAGCAGGTGATCGGCTGGGCGCAGCAGGCGCTCGGCGGTGACGAGAAAGTCGCTGAGATCGAGGCAGCTCTCCAGCAGCAGCTCGATGAGCAGCGCCAGCCAACCAAGGCAGCAGGACTCCCCTGGGCTAGCTGATGGCAGTCCGCAGCAAGACGGGCACCGCGCGGATCGAGCACCAGCCCGGTCCGCCGAAAACAACCCGCCAGGGATTCGGCCAACATTCGCGGCCACGCCGCAGAGGCAGAAAGAAGCTCCGTGGACAAGGCCGCCACTGAGCACTTGCGACGCACACAGAGAGGGGCCACGGTCTCACTCGTTACGATGTGACTGAGCCAGGGCGCCCCGATGGCCGATGACCCTAAATCTGTAGGTGGGCTGTTTGCCGCTTCCCTCCCTGCGGCTTTGGCAGCCGGCATGGTTGCCATCGGGGCGCTGCTGATCTCCATGCAGGTTCAGTCCGCAAGGATTGAGACCACGCTGGTGCAGATGGCCAAGTCTGTTGATGAACTAAAGACCGATGCGCGTGCGCAGCTTGCGGATCTCGATCGCCGCGTGCGTGCCCTTGAAATGCAGAACTAACCTAGGAGCACCTGCATGAGCACCGTGTCGCCTGAAACTCTCGCTGCGATTGCAATCATCGTCGCTGCTGGCTCTGAGCTGATCGCCATCAGCCCGTTGAAGTCGAACAGCTGGATTCAGCTGCTGCTCACCGCTGCTCGCATGGCGTTCCCAAAGCGCAAAAGCTGACTGATGGCAAACGCAGCTCCGATCACCCTCGAACAGCTGTTCAGGTTCTACAAGGGGCTGCCCCATCAGGCAGCAGCAATTCAGCAGCTGGAGCAGGATCTCGCCGTCAACGGTTACGCCGCAGCGATGCGCCGCGATCGGGCATGGTTCAACACCTGGAGCCAGGACGGCAAGCAGAGCGATCTGGCAGCAGCGCTGAAGCTCATCAAGGAGTTCGAGGGCTGCCATCTGAGAGCCTACCCGGACCCGCTGAGCGGCGGCGCACCGTGGACGATCGGCTACGGGACAACGCGCTACGGCGACGGCAGACCCGTCAGCAAAGGCGACGAGATCAACGCGATCGAGGCTGACCTGCTGCTGCGGCATGAAGTCGATCGCATTGCAGAGAAGCTGCGCACCACCGTGCCCTACTGGGTGGAGATGACCGATGCGCAGAAGTGCGCGCTGATCAGCTTTGCCTACAACCTCGGCTCCGGTTTCTATGGCGCCAAGGGGTTTGAGACGATCAGCAAGCGGCTGCGCGATAAAGACTGGCCGCTGGTGCCCGATGCCCTGCTGCTCTACCGCAACCCCGGCAGACCAGCGGGCCCATCGAGGCGATGTTCACGCCTGAAAGCCCGTTTTCGCATCGCATCACCCCCCACATCACATACGGCGAGTTCGCGCTAGGCCAGGAGGCGCGGCGCTTCGATCACCAGCATCAGTGCGACACGGCGCTGAAGCTGGCGCAGTTCCTTGAGAAGGTGCGCGCGCAGTTCGGCGGCCGGCCGGTGGTGATCACCTCGGGCTATCGGCCACCAGCTGTGAACCGTGCAGTCGGTGGCGCCACCAGCTCGGAGCACCTCTACGACGCGATCGGCGTCGGTGCGGTGGACTTCGTGATTGACGGAGCCGACATGATGGCCGTGCAGCGCTGGTGCGATCAGAACTGGCCGCACTCGCTCGGGTACGCGGCACCTCAGTTCATCCATCTCGGCATTCGCAAGGATGGGCCGCGCGTGCGGTGGGATTACGCCTGAAGCCAGCCCCACCGTTTGCCGGAACGTATGTCGCGCACCTGTTCACGTGAGACTCCAAAACGAGACGCAATCTCTCGCTGAGTTCCGCTCGCAGCGCGGATGCTAAGCACCTGTTCTTGGGTCAGTTTTGCTGAGGGACTGCGCTCGCCTCTGTTGGTTCGGCCGTGCTCCCGAGCGTCGGCCATGTTTCCCTTGCGGGTATCCCACCGCAAGTTCTCCAGCCGATTGTCAGTCTTGATTCCGTTGCCATGGCATCCTTCGCAGCTAGGCGGGCACGGACCGACAAACGCTTCAAGAACCAACCGGTGAACGTGGCGGATGCTTCCCCCTAGGTTGACTTGGCGATAGCCGGTGTTTGCAACGGAAAGGCTCAGCAGCCTTTTCCTGCGATTACTCCAAACGCTGCCGCGGCTTGAGATTTCGTACATGCCGTCAGATCCGGGCACGCACTGCCATACTTCAAACATCGCCTGGGATTTGCAGGTGGTCACGCTTCAGGGGCGGCAACCCGCTGGAGCACCCCAATCCTACTGCGCGCAACCCGTGCCGCTGCCTGACTACGAGATCCACCACCTGTGCAAGAAGCACGCGATGGTGATGCCGTTCGATCCTGATCTGGTCAACCCCGCCAGCATCGATGTGCTGCTGGGCGATCGGCTGATGATCGAGGTGCCCGACAGCCGCGAGCTGCAGATCCACGGCATCACCGGCCACACAGCGGAGGATCCGTACTGGCTGCAGCCGGGTGAGTTCTGCCTCGCGGAGACGCGCGAGATCTTCAACCTGCCGGACTTCATCGCGGCGCAGTTCGTCCTCAAGTCCAGCCGCGCGCGTGAGGGCATCGAGCACCTGCTGGCCGGCTTCTGTGATCCAGGGTGGCATGGCAGCCGGCTGACGCTGGAGCTGAGCAACGCACGGCGGATGCACCCGATCGCAATCTGGCCCGGCATGAAGATCGGACAGATGGTGTTTCACAAGATGGAGGGCATTCCCGGCCGTAGCTATGCCGTCACTGGCCGCTACAACGGCGATCTGGCCGTCACCGCCAGCAAGGGCTAGGCTGACCCCGGAGAGTCCTGATGGGCTGCAGCCCCGGTCCTAGCCAGCCGGGGTTTTTATTTGCGCCACCACCAGCGCAGCAGCCGCAGCCGGTAGATCCTGTTCGGCGCCTCAGCCGGATCATCGAGTGGGATCAGGGTGTAGTCATCGCAGCCGTGGCGCTCGGCGAAGTGCTGCGCGCCGATGTGGGTCGGGAACGGCCCGACGTGCCACGGACCAATGCGGAGGATGTAGGTCATGGCTTCCGATGTTCGCGGATGTACTTGAGCACCAGCGCCTTGCCTAGCTGGTAGAGAAGGATGCCGCTGGTAAAACCGAGCAGCTTGAGGAGGAATGCTTCCATGGCGAAAAAAAATAGCCCCGGCTAGCGGGGCGGTGGATCAGGCGGTGATGGTGTCGATTTCGCCGGTGGGGCGGAGGATGAGGCAGGTTGTGCCTCGGGCTGCGAACAGGTCGCGGATTGCCTTGAGGTTGTAGAGGGCGATGGGGTAGCCGTTGCGGAGCTGGGCGAAGGTGTCGACGTCGGTTTGGGCGAAGCGGACGGTCATGAGCTGGAGAGCGGTGGGAGCCGTGCCCCCGATGAACAAACTATACCCCGCCAGCGGGGCACCCTGCGCTGATCGGCCAGCCCGTTCACAATCCGTCACACTGCCCGTCACTGTTCCCGTCGCTACCGTGGCACCAGCGGCGGCCAGCCCATGCGGGCGTTCTACCTAGAGATCTCCGCCAAGCTGATCATCCGATCCGATTCGGACCCTGACGACCTACCGGCCGATATCTACAGCCAGCTGGCCGAGTTCATCCCTTCCGATGAGGACATCATCAAGATTGACGTGACTGCAGTTCCCCTGCCGCCGGACCTCTGTGGATCAGCACCACATTGATGAGACGCGCCTCGTCACGCGGCGATCAGCGCGCGACCAGATCCACCTCGCCTGGAGCTACCGCTGCGCCTACTGCGGCGATCCGCTCGGCCGCTCACCGACCCTCGACCACGTAGTGCCCAAGGTTCACGGCGGGCTCACCGTGCGCGCAAACCTCGTCTCCTGCTGCCTGATGTGCAACAGCCAGAAGGGTCACAAGGAGTGGATCAGCTGGTATCGCGAGCAGCCCTTCTGGTCTGCGCTCGGTGAGTGGGCGATCGCGCAGTGGCTCGCAGAAGGCGCTAATCTGGCTGCCTAGTTCCTTTTAAGGTTTCTAGGCGTCCGCTGCGCCCGGCAGCGGTGAGGTTGGCACCGCGTGAGGACCAGCCACCGGGCAACCCAATGCACAGCCCGATGCCGAGGCAGAGCGGGAACCTGCTCAGGCTACGGCAGGATCCTGCTGCACACCCACAGCGCGATCCAGCAGGTGACCCAATACTCAACGATCAGGATCAGAACGTCGCGGAGCATCAGCGGCCTAGCAGGTGGTCCAAGTACAGCTCGGCCTGCCACAGATCAGAGCTGTAGCGGCAGACCCCACCAACGCAGCTGCGGTAGTAGATCTCGCCGTTGATCGGCATCAGCGTTTCGATGCTGCCGCCATCGCGCTCGGTGCGGCTGATCACCTCAGGTCCGAACATAGAGATCACACCTGGCCGCGAAACGGCCGCCGCTTCTTTTCGATTCTGGCAACTCAAACCCGCAGCGCTGGTGGTTCATCTCCCAGAAGCGACAATCCCAACACATTGGCACCGCATCAGCTGGCCGCAGGTTGGTGACCGCTGCCCGGTAGATCGACTGCGCCCGCAGCAGCGCCGCCTGCAGATGCACCGTGCCAGTATCGGCCTCGATCTGCAGCTCGGGCTTTGGACCCAGCACGATGCGCGCGTGCCAGTTTCGATCGGAGCGGCTGCACACCAGCAGCAGACGGCCGGCGTGCAGGCTGATCATTCTTCCTCGCCGTAACTGGGCTGGTGGTAGAGCCGCTCCAGCAGCATTGAGGCTGGCTCCTGCTGGCCGCCGGTGACGTGTGCCGCCACAGGATCAGCTGGGTTGGCGGCCGTGAACACGGTCGGCCAGTGCAGCTCCTTCACCACCACTAGGCTGGTGCGGGGACTGCGCACCAGCAGCCACAGCGCAAGGCGCTCGAGGAGGCTGAGACCGGGGAGGTAGCGCATCATCCCTCCAGTTTGCCGAGCAGGCGGTTCAGATACCACCTCGCCTTCGCAGCGTTCACGGCAGGATCGCCCTTGTCCCACATCCTCAGGATGTAGCGGAGGACATGCCCCTGGCAGTTGCCGAGCACCGGATCAGGTGCGCGGGCGATGGCAGCCTCGATCACGTCGATCGCTTCGGCCGGGCCGTAGCGGTAGTGATCCGGGTTGATCTGATCAGTCATCAAATCACCGTGCGGGTTTGATAGTTGGGATCGGATTCATCGAGGTGGCATTCAGGGCCAAAACCAGTGGCAAGCAGCTCAGGTGTCAGTTCAGGCGACTTCATAGCAGCGGCTGGTTCTGGTGTTTGCTGCTCAAAGCTATTAAGCCATTCGCGGAACCGATCGCCGGTCGGTGTCTTGACCGGCCAAGCCACGAACTTGAGCAGCGCTTTGCGCTCACGGAAGACCATGCTCACGCTTGGTTTCCATGCGATAAACAAGGCGCCATTCCATCGATCCCATTGGCGCACCACCAGAAGGCCAGGCGCCGTAAATGTGTCGGCCTTCATCGCCACTTATCCCCCAGAAGCTGCTGGCGGCACACCTCGATCGCCTGTTGCGCCTGCTTCTGGCTGAACACCGACTCGGTGGCATCCATAGCGCGCACCACACGGGCGAGCATCTCGGGATAGTCCGTGTCGCGGAAGTTGGCGGCGATGTCGTGGCAGAACTGCTCCCACAGGCCGGTGTAGGTGCTACAGGTGCGGCCGCTGCGCTCGTAGAGGGCCTCCATCATGTCGGCGCGTTGCTGGTCGAGTTGAAAGGATTTCATCGGGTCATCAAGGCTTGCAGGATGTTCAGCAGCTCTTCGCGGCGTGCGGAGATGTGCGGGTGGCTGGCCAGCTTGCTGAGATCATCCAGTCGGATGTCAATCAGCCGGCACAGCCGCAGCCGTTCGTCGTGCTGACCAGCGTGGAACATGCCCGAGTCGCTGATCAGCGCCTCCAGTTTGGCGCGAATGTGGTCAGTCATCGAGTTGCTCCAGTGCGCGGCGGACAATTTGGTGGTCTTCAAGATTCGGGAACTGATCCATGCGGTCTAAAGCTTCAAGCGCTTGCTCCTTCAAGCTCGGCGGCTTGGGGCGTCTGGCGGCCCGCATCGGGATTGCATAACTGTCATTGCCCACCCAGTCCTCCAGCCACTCACAGCACGCCTCCAGCTCCTGGTCGGCGCCCCATTGGGCGGCGCGGGTGGCAAAAGCCGCAGTCCACGAAGACGCAGCTTCTCGGCTGATCGTGGCGTCTGCTTCCCACTGCTGCACCAGCTCCGGCGGTGGGGTGATGGGGTGCCGTTGGTCAGTCATTGATAAACGGCGATTGGCATGAGATTGAATTTGCTTTTCAGCGTCCGCCCGAAATTGTGCTAATCGAGCCTCAATGTAGTTAGCCATCTCCTTTCTCTAACTCGTCAGCAATAGCGAGGATTTCGAAGCGGGTTTGTTGGCGTTGCTCCCATCTGGCATCAATCATCAGTTGATAACTAGGCGGCCACGGCTCATCTTCACCACAGGGCGGCTCGGACTGGTGCGGCACCACCTGATCCGCTAGTGCTTTGAGGACGGCGGCAACGCAGCGGTAATCACGATCCAAAGGGCCGTCCAGCCAGCCACAATGCAGCATGTAGGTATCTAATACCGCATCAGCGGCAAGAGGTAAGTCAGTCATTCTTCAACCTCATAGCGTTTACCGATAGCAGCAGCCCACGCCATTAAGTCACCGACGCGCACCAGTTGGGTGCCATCTTCGACCCCATCGGCAACGCGCCAGTGGCATGAAGCAGTGTCCCTGAGGGCGCACTCAATGGCAGCCTTGGCGCCCCATGTTGCAGCCTTGGCGGCGATGTAGAGGGCGCTGTCGCAATGGGCGGCACCGTTGGTGTCCCATTCGGCTTCCCATTGGCGGATGATTTCGGCGGGTGGTGAAAGTAGGCGTGTCATCGCTTGGCCTCCCGCTCAAGCACGGTCGCCGCAATCAGGTCGCCGCCATGCTGCTCTCGCATCCACGCCGCCACCTCGCGGATCGCGGCGCGGGCTTCCCCTTCGTTCCCAGCGTTGTTTTCAAACTGCTCAAAGATTGCAGCGCCTACCCGCTCCACCAGCGACCTCCCAATTTGGGAGGAATTAGGAGTTGGCTTGGTGTTGGGCGCGAGCAGATCCCTGGCATGTTGCGCCTGCTCAGACGTCAACTTCAGCGGCTTGCTGATCTCGTAGACCTTTGATGCTGGGCGCTTGACAGCCTCCAGTGC